AACCGACCGTCCTCAAGGATGGTGTCAGCAATCATAGGAAGCCCGTCATAGTTACTGATGACAAACTCGTAGTCTTTCTTGACTGCCTCTTTACGACGCTCTGCGTTAGAGTGATACGCGATAACAGCGGTGCGATGTATCACGCTCTTTGTGATGTCACCCATCCATGCGGCTTGCATGATCGACAACGGACACAAGATAAGGCAACGCCGCACCTCTCCCATACGCATCAGGTAATCTGCCGCCCATAAAGCTGACAGCGTTTTACCGGTTCCCGGTTCACTGAAAACAAATGCGCGTTTGTGCATGGTAAGAAATGCGGCGGTGTCGCGCTGGTGTGCGAACGGTGTGTAGCGTCCGGGCCAATCATACTTGCGCAGGATCGGAGAAGGCACGTTACGCACACCCAGATTCTTTAGAACGCGTACCTCATCCAGACCCCAGTAGATCGCTACTTCGTGAACGCCCTTCTTTACTTCTCCGATGTGTTTTGAGCGAGGGATTATTGCGTATTTGGACGGTGTCTTTGTACGCAATACCAACGTCTTGTTATCTACGATCTGCATTATTTTTTACCATACATATCGGGGTGCTTTTTACGCCAGCCTTTGTTCTGCGACTCTGGAACGATACGGGTGTTACTCTTACTTGCAGAACCCCCTTTACCTAACGGCGTGATGTGGTCTACGTTGGTGCCGTCTCCAACGCTTGCTTTACCGGAAGCAATTGCTTGCCGACGAGCGCGGTTGTTGATAACCCGTTTGTCTTGCACACTGGGTAATTTGTTGTAGGCGGCTTTTGTTTTAAGTTCTTGCTTAGACGACTTAGGCATTTCACTCTCCTAATGTTCAGGATGAAACTCACACGTTTTTACAGGACACCACGGGCACAACCCCGACTGCGTAGGGTTCCACACATTGTTCGTGTGCGCTGCCTCAATTTTGGCAACGCGTTCACGATAGTCCCACCAGATACTTTCTGCGTTCTCTACTTCGACTTTGTGCTTCGTCATGGTTTCTTTCACAACGAATAACAAACCCGCGTTCACCTTCTTTACGTCAGGGTAGTGGGCAAAGGTTAACAGCGCCATCAAGTCCAACTGATCCTTGTCGGGATACTTGTTACTGCCGGTCTTGTAGTCAATCACCCACGCCACATCCCCGTCAAGAATCAACAGATCAATGATGCCCCTTACCCACACCAAATCTTTATCAAACCACTTGCACGGTTTCAAGTCCACATCCAACGCCAACTGAAGCTCGGTGTGCTTGGTGCCGCGTTTTGCTTTGAGCGCGTCAAGGGTTGGCTGCATGAAACTAAACTGTGCCGGTAGCGGCCCACCTTTGACGTAGCGTTCTGCTGCTTTGTGTAACTCTTTACCGTAGCGTGTTTGTTCTGTTTCTTGAAACTTGTGTTTCTTTAAGACGGTTACTTCGTAATACTTCCGGGCGCAGCTTTCGTAATCTTTTAACGCGCTGTGTGACCAAGTTACTTTCATTAGGATATACCTGTTTGATTAGCTTCATTAGCCTGATGGCTACGCCATCTACGAACGCTTCGTTGCTCTCCAAAGGGTTGCGCATGTCTTTCAGAATCCCATGCACAGCTTCATGCCAGAAAGACTGTTCTATGTCCGTCTTTGAGCGCGGCTTGTGTGATATACCGCCGCGTCTGGCGAGTGTTACGGTCTTGGTGTGGTAGTCGATCTGTGCAACAACTGCTCTGTTCCAGAACGCTTCTATAACCTCAACCTTGTATCCGGTCTTGCCGATCTTGATCTTGTTCATGTGTTCTCCGTTGTTATTTCGCATCGCCGTAACGTAGGGCCACACCTGTCTCCGCAGCTAGTGGTATCCCCGGCATGTATTTCGGTTCTTTAATCATCTGCTCCAGCACCCAAGACTCGGCTTCAAACGCTTCCATCTCAGGCACCAGCACTACTGCTTCATCATGCACAGTCAGCACACAGGGATACCGCTTCTGTATCCGCAACATGCCGTCCGTCATCACACACCGAGCTACCGCTTGTACAATATTCTCGGTAAGCTTCCCACCATACAGCTTCTTGTTCTGCGTTCCATACGTCCACTGCACCCGCCCCTTGTCGTCACTTTTGCCTACTAAATTGGGGTAGCGCAGGTAAAGACCGCTAGGTAGCAGTATACGCCCATTGTTAAAGTTTAGACACTTATAGGGATGCTCCCAACCCCCCGCTAGGGAGTTGCTAATCAGGGAATCGCACAGTTCCCAGAAGGTTTTAACCGCCCCTGCTGCGGCGCGATACTTGTCGATGATCTGCTTGGCGGCGACGCAATGCACGACGATCTGGTTGTCGTTACACAGCCTCGGGATGGATAGTGCCTTCTCCATGTTGGGCGCGTAGTCCATGAACTCCAGCATCATATCCTTAGTTACACCAAGCTGTTTAGCAAAGGCTACGTCATACCGCATGGGGGGCGCACCCAGAAACCCCGTGAGAAGCTGCGCGGCGAACGAGAACCAGCCCAGCCCGTATCCAGCGCCCAGCAGCGCCGACTTCGCAGACTGCCGCAGGTCAGGATGACTTTCTTTTGAGAGGCCGGGGATACCAAACATCTGCGCTCCAAACGCAGCGTAGGCGTCTTGCCCTGACGCGAAGATGCCCAGCAGTTCTTCGTAGTCCGCTATCCATGCCAACACACGGGGTTCGATCTGAGCTAAGTCACAGACCACGATGCTATAGCCTCTGGGGGCCATGATGGACTTACGTAGAGCCGACCCCCGCTTCAGGTTCTGTAGGTTGACGCTACTCCCCCGCCCCGCTGCCCAGCGCCCCGTATGCGCCCCGTAGTAGTTCAGGGGAACCGGCAGGGTACCACGGGTAGAGATGTCCAGAAACCGCTGCGCTCTCGTCCTCTCCAGCGTGGACTTGACTGCCAGCCTTGCCTCACACAACAGCGCCACATCCTCGTTGTCGCCGTTCAGCAGCGCTTGGAACATGGCGTCGTTCTTGGCAAACGCGTAGGTCTTGCCCACGGGGTTGGGCGTGGTGGGCGTGGGCTTCTTGTTCTTCGTGGGGGGTTCGACCCCGATCAGCCGCAGCACCTCGGCAAACTTGTCGTTGCTGGCAAGGTCTTTCTCCGTCACCGTCAGCCGTGCCATTAACCCTTCCCGTTTGATACGTTCATCTTCTATAGCGTCTTTTAGAAGCTTGGGGTCTAAGGTCAACAGCGGGTTGACGAACATCCGCAGCGTCATGTCGATGAGTCGTAACTCTTTGGGAGGAAATCCCACACTTAGCTGCTCAAACACCCCCTCGCAAAGCTCTACGTCGTGGACGCAGTAGTCTGCTAGCGTGGTTGCGATGTCGTGGGGCAACTCGTCAAGAATGCCGTTACTGCGCATGAGGTCTGTCCCTTTGGGCGGGAACCCAAAGGCTTCAGCCAGTGCCTTGAGACTGTTGCCAGCCTCCACACCCCGCACCGCACGAGCCATGCTCAAGGTATCAAACATGAAGCACGGCAGATGCCCGTAGCGCCAGTGCAGGATGGCGGCATCAAACGCGGTGTTCTGCGCCAGCAGCGCCGTGGTAGACCAGTCTACGCTATCAAAGAAGGCTTGAAGGTCTGCGCTAGCTACCCAGCGTGGTTTTGTCTCCCGTTCGGTGTAGCCCAGAACCTTATACGCCGCACCCCACGCCTTGAAGCGCGGGTCACGGATGTAGGACTCCGTAGTCATCTTGGTCAGTGTGTAGGTGCTGCTACACCATGCCGTTTCAAAGTCCAGCACCATCACACGTTTAAAGGGCGTAGCCATCAGTTAAGGTCTCCGTAGTCTTTTGGTTTTGTAACCATCGCATCGTTGGCGAGATGCAGTAGAACAAGTGCTTGGTCTCTGTCACTGTTTATGGATAACACGTTTATGAAAGAGGTGTTGGGGTCACCGACTAGCAAGATGGCGAACCGTCCGTTCTCACCCCAGATACACTCGTGGATAAGCGCTTGGAGGGCTTCTTCGTAGTCCGCTTTCACGTTGTCTGGCACAGTTTCCAAGTCTGGCGGGGTGTCCTCAATCTGCATGGGCGCGCAACCAAGAACCAAGCTGATCGACGTTGGTTTCGTCAATCACAATGGTGTATCCACCCGCATCGCGTATGTCGCTCATGCTCTTTTCTTGCAGCGCGGTTGGTTTGTTGCCGTTGGCTTTGCACTCAACACCAAAGAACATGCCACGGTAGCACACCAGAAAGTCTGGCACACCGGACGTACCGTAGCCACCCGTTACTGGCATAGCATAGTAAGCGTGGAGTTCTTTGAGCGCTACCTTTACGTGCTTCTTTACTTTGGCTTCTGGAGTCATTTAATCCTCAAGTCGTGCATGATGTTTTTGAAAGCCCGTCCGTCACTAGGGGTTCGTGAGATGGTTGTGGTTTGCCCGTTCACGTTCTTACCCTTGATGTGGTTATTTTTTGCAACGAACTCCCACCCCTGTGCCTGTGCGGATTTCAATAGGCTGTTTAAATCCTTGTTGTTTGATAGTTTCATTGTCGCTCATTTTGCAGTGTGTCTATAGGATTCATTTACACCGCCCTTCTTAACTTCCACCAGCCAGAGGTTGTCTAAGATCGGTGTAGCACCCGCCAGCATGAGTTCCATAGCCGAGATTTCCCTGCCGCTATCCTTCTTACCTTCGTTAGTGCTAGGTATTTGTGACCGCGTAAATCCCGGCCCTACATAACAAGGCTTGCTGTAGTGCGGCACGTAGGTAATACCATTAAGAACAAAAACTTTCGTGCGCTCGGTTGTTACCGTTTCCATGTTGTTAGCCATTTGTATTCTCCTGAGTTAGTTTTGGTTTTTAAGTGCTGCATTCCACCCTGTCACGAACGTCTTATACATCGCCCCTTCTAACGGGTAAACGTGCGCGGTCTTCTGCGGCATCATCTCCTCGCAGTATTTCTGCCATGCGTCTTCGACGGTTGTCCCCCGTTCTTTCAATAGCTTTTCGTAGTCCTCATCCGCTTTGACCAAAGCCCTCTCAAGCACCTTGATCCGCGCTTCCTGCTCTTTCACCTTTTGTTCAAACCAAATGATTTGAGAAGACTGCGGCGTTCCACCTGCTGGGTAGTTCGACCCCCTACTCATTCTCCGCCCCTATCCCATGTGCGCGTTCGATTGCTCTTGCAAAAACAGTAAGCCGTGTAACGCCTATCGGTGAACTTCTCTGCGACCACTCCCACGCTTTATCTATTTCCTCATCCGTCAGCGGCTTCCTGACCTTCTCCATAGGCAACGATGTCAACGCCAACACATCATGCGCTTGTCTTAGTAGAGCGCAGACAGAGTTATTTGTTTCTGCCCATTTGTTCTGCAAATGTATCTTGGTCATGTGTTCTTCTCCTTGAGTTTGGCTTCAATGCGCCTTGTATCTTTCAATAGCCCCCGTGGATTTATATCTGAGCCAGATGTTCCAACAACACCAAACATTTCGAGGATTTCCCCATCCGTCAGCCCGACCCATTCCTTCTTCCGGTAAAACCCTGCTGCGTTTAAAATCCCCACAAGGTTAGGGCCGCATATTTTTGTAGGCATTTGCGTTTCCGCAAGCGCGGCTCTAAGTATATTTGCGGCGAATGCACAATCGCGGTCATCATTGTCCAACAATTCCAACGCCGCTTTTGCGGCAACTCTCAGTTTGTCGCTCATTCCCCCTCCTTCATTGCCGCGATGTTAAGTATGTATTCCAACGTGTATTCAGGATGCTCTGACGATAACTTTGGGTATGTTGACAACAATCCCACTGCAATTCTCAACGCCTTGTTAACTTCGGCAAGTTCGCGCTCAAGGTAACGTGAAAAATCAGCATCGACAACGTAGTGCGGTTCCACTATTGATCCCATGTTGTGCTCGGCTACATCTGTTCTTGGTGTGTCGCTCATTTCATCACCTCCCAAAGTAACACCACACATAAGCAAACACAGTGACTAGCACCGCGCCACACGCAACCCCATCCCGCACACCTTCGCGGTATGCAATCTTCCTGTGGCGTAAAACCTTTTCCCATTCTTTGTCATCCCAGAAGTCCAGCATTACTTCTTCCCCCCTACTGGGCCTTTAAACATATACCCGCTAAACGCCTCCAATACTTTCCCCGCCACCTCATCTCTTGTCTCAGGTGTGGCAACTTCATCAACAGCCTCCCGCAACATCCTGAGCACGTCTTTAGCCATTTCGTCCGGTGTCAGTATCATTTCTTCTCCTTTGCTTTATGTATCCCCGCTTGATACATATTCCACGCTTCGGCTAACTTCACATCAGCGCCTTTCCATTCGCGCAGCGCAGGTTGTGTGCTTTCCTTAAAGAAGTTTTTCCTCTGCCGGATATACTCAGCCAATGATTTAAACAATCTCTCTTCCTCGCGTGTCATATCGCCCCCACCATCTTGCTGATCCACTTCACATACAGCACCAGTAAGATCAGCGCATTGACAGACAGGAACGCGATCAGGCAGCATGTCCCTAAAAACTTTATTGTGTCTTTCATTTCCTTACCCTCTCAGCCTTATCCCGCGCCTTCTTCTCAGCCATTACTTTGGCCTCGTAACCCCTCATACGCCGCTTGAAACTGTCGGCGTTGTTGTGCGTGTTAGCCCCGTGATACCTGTGCGTCATGTCGATTTTCTTTTTCATTATTCTACCCTCGCTATCTCACGGTTCAGATACCAACGTGCCTTCTGTAGGTCTTGCAGTGCATCGCCCTTCTTACCTGCGCGTGACACATACTTGATGACCTGCCCCAACCGATAGTTCAAGTCCTTTGCTTCGATAAAGTCAATCACCTCAATCCCACCCACCGTATAGTGCGGGGGATGGTTAACCATATCTTCTTTGATCGTGACCTCTGAGGGATTACCTGCATAATCAGTGCCAAACAAAGAGTTCAAACCCGGCATTACTTCTTTCAACATTTCCGTACGCATGTTTGGTTTCTTAGATTTAACCCAACGATATAAATTATCTTTCTTGGTAAGTGTAAGCCCACCAAGTTCTGTTCCAACGGTAGGCGGAGTAAACGGCAGATGCACCGTTGTTGGCGTGTCGTTGGTAACATTGTAATACTGCATCGCCGCGTCAATCCTTCTAAAATAGCTTGCGCTTGTGGGGTTTACTTTCTTCTTCATAAGCTTTGCGTGAACTTTGAGTGCGTGTTCCGTCCGCGCTTGGTCTGCACCAAACCACGGGTTTCTTGAAGCCCATGCTTTAGTAAGCGGGTGTAGCTTGTCGGCAAGTTTGAAATCGCGTGTCTTCATATACGCTCTTGCAAAGTCCTCAATCGAGATGCCAAGCTTGTTAGCAATGCTAACTTGGGATGCTGTCAGCATTAACTTCTGCGGTTGACCTAACGGCGGGTAACCGGCTGCTTCGTTCTGCATTTTTACTTTAGACCTCACGTTGTAAACATTTTGCAGTGTGCAGCCACATTTCTGGGCTATCTCTGCGGTGGTAGCTTTCGGATACTTCAACAGTGCGCGGCGAATCTTCTCTAATTTAGTCATTACCGTTTCCTCTACCATGTGAACTTGTTAAGAATCTCATCAACCTGTGCTTTTACTGCACTTCTCTGCTGCATATCATCCCGCAACGTCTCCGCTACGGATATTTCAGTTCCGTTGCGTTTGGTG